CCATATTGTTCGAACCCTTGGTGCTGTGATGTATTCTCTATTGGATTTGGTTGATGTACAACATCGTACTAATCCAAAACCCGTTTGGGCTTTATTGATTAAGTCACAAAAAGGTCGATTGCCTCCTTCTTTAATGAGGTTGATCGATGCACAAACTTTTAGTTATCAACGTCCCGCAAGCTATAGTGTTTGGGCAGGTCATATATTGGATAAGTTGAGTGAAGCTGGTGCTGATGTATCAGCCCTTTCAGCCTTACCTCCAACTAGAGGTTTATTTTATCCTACACAGACATATGGTAATCCTGAATCTTCTAAATATATTGAGGGTTTTGATTTAAAAATCTTCAAAACCAAGTTTGAAGAGAATAGGATTGCCCAAGCTATTAGAGGAGGTTCGGGATTTGGAATTGATGCTGCTTGGACAGCAACTGCTAATAGTATGGGGGCTTCATTGAATCGATATACTGTTGCACGTCCTGTAATGGATATTGCTACTAAGGCTAAGATTCATGAAGCCGCTGATGCATTGTTTGATGATTATTCTGAGCTTTATGATAGGCCTCTAAGTATGAGTGTTGGTGCTGTTATGGCTGCAACTGAATGGAAGTATTCAGCTGGTTTGCCCTTTATACCCATTATAAAGAAACGACAAACCCTGAAGAATTCCCCTTGGTACGGTCATATCAGAGTTGCAGTTGACAAGATTCTTGGTTCAGGTGAATGGCCTGGTGTGGCATTGCATGGGTTTCCAAAGAATCAAGTTGTTGCTTTGGAGAAAATAATTAATGATCCTTCTGCAATGCGAACTGTGACAGCTGGTGATAGATTGACAGCTATAGCTGTTAATTCTCGTATGATGGAGGTATCAAAGAGACCTCCATCAATGGATTCTTATGTTGTCAATATGATACCACGTCGTGAAGGTGCTCTTCAACCAGTTTTTGAACATTTGAGCAAGAAGCCTTTCCAGTATGCTGGTGATGCTTATCGATTTGACTCAACTGTGCCTGACGAAGTAGCCACAATTGGGTCTGTTCGGTTGTATGAAAAAGGTGTTGAAGGTTGGTGGAATGAACGGGCTCTTGTTTCTTTTGTCGAATGTTACTACCAGTCTTTATGTCGAGGATTAATTGTTAATCTTTATGATGGAACAGTTATTTCTAAGACTGGTGGTGGTGGTACTGGAAGTGCTCAAACTTCAGCCAATAATCGTGATTGGGTGAGATTGATTTTACGTGCTTCTTTTAGCATTGCTTATTCTTTGCCGTGTTCAGATTACCTTTTACATGTCAATGAGACTAATGCCGCCGACGATATACGAATATCTGTTGGAGGAGAGATTGAAGCACAAGATCCTGGACTGCGTCAATGGGCTGCGATTATGTTAAGTGAATTTGGAATTACTTTCACTTTCACTCGTGCCGGCCCTGGTGACCCCTTTCTCCATTTAGTTCCTTTGTTGCCCCATCAGATTGACCCTGATATGTATAATGAGGTTGGTGTTAACTGTCCTGATTATCCGTTGGCACATGATCCTAAACGGTTGTTGTTGGTGAGGTCAGAGCATCGTGCTGATCGCATGAAGGCAAATCCGATTGTACAAGCACATGTTATTGTTGCGCAGGATGTATCCCATGCATTGTTAACAGCACATAACCCTTATTTGTATCATGATATTGTTGAAGAATGGCTTGAGGCCAGTGATCAATTTTTGCGAGCTGTTTTCCAAGATGTTGAGTTTCGGGTTGACTATGATGAAGACGGGCTTCGAATAGTCAATGCATGTGTTGAAACTGTGTCAGGAGTTTCAAAACGCCTCGAAAGAGACTCTCGACGTGGAGGCCGGTTGACCAAGCATGCTAGACAAGCATGGATTGGTCAACAACAACTGGCTGCTCGAAATTGGATTAGAGCTTCTCGGATAAAATCTTATCGGGAAGTTTTCTACCTCTGGGTTAAACCAGAGGAACCTTTACGAATTACTCCTAGTGCAAAGAAGTATTTCAAGTTGGTTGGGGCTATTCCTTATTTCACTGATGTTTTTGATGCATTGAGAAGGGTTCGTAATGTCATTTTTAAAATTGAAGATATTGTCCCTAAAGCTCTGCTGAAAGCAGAGCCAGAGGACACTTCAATTATACTGTCTAGACCCTTTTTGACTAATTCGATGGTGGTTGAAAGATTTATTTATATGCAGTTTATTTATCGGATGAAACGAGTGCCATCTGATTCAGAAATGTTTCAGCTGATTCGGATTTCTCCATTTGCGGGTGCATGTGATGGGTTAGCATTTTGTTTGGCATTGCGTGACCCAGCTTTCCGATTCTCTCTAAGTAAGCATGACCCTATTGATAGAGATCGTGTTACGATGAGGATGATTTGGTTTTGTGTTATTTATTCTTCTATCGATTTCATTATTGCAAGATTATTGCAATTGAGGCTGTTTGGAACAGCTTTGTTGTTTTTCTTTCTGATAGTTAGAGATCTTGACTGGATTTATGCCATTTTGGGATTAATGTATTGGTTGGGTACTGGTACTGCCTCTCAGTACATTTCAAATATGATGCCTCGTGATAAATATCTTGTCCAAAAGCAAGTGGCTGCTGTATGCACACAGTTAGTCCCGACCTTAATGGACAATGTGATTCCAGGTATACATTCTTTTTCACAATTGCTCCCAAATATGGTTCTGGCTGTGTCCGCTGGATATAAAGCAAAAATTGTTGCTTCTGGAGCAGCTTATAGGGTATTGACTGGACAATCAAATCGGTGGTCCATGCCTGTACGGCAAATTATGGACTCATGGATAGTTAAACCTCAGCCTGACTTTGTTAAGCCTATAGTTATGGTTGTGGCTGGTGTTGGTACAGGGAAATCAACTTCTCTTTATGCTACCATGTTCGATATGACCCCTATTAATAGGATCTTTTCAATTGTCCCTACAAATTTAATGGTTGGGGCTTATGTTAATCCATTTGTGCCTCCTGATAATATTCATCGGATTTTTGCTGGAG